GGCGATGAGGCCGTCACCGCCAGCAAGGGCTAAGCTGACCCCGGAGCGAGAAGTGGACCGCCCCGGCCTAAACAGCCGGGGCTTTCTGCTGGGTGATCGCGCTGGCCACCTTCGCCGCCATCGCCGCAGCCGCTTCGTCCATCAGGTGCGCATAGCGGGCGGTGGTCTGCGGGCTGGCATGGCCGAGCAGCGCGCCCACCTGCGGCAGCGTCAGGCCCGCGGTGGTGATGGCATAGGACGCATAGGAGTGGCGCAGATCGTGGACGCGAAGGTTCTTGATCTTCGCCGCCTCGAGCAGCTTGTCCCAGAGATACCAGTAGCCGATCAGGTGACCGTCACCATCGCCGGCGATGATCCACTCGGTGTTCGATCTGCGTCTCAGCTCTCGTAGGATGAGACTCGCCGCGGGCGGCAGATGCACCTTGCGCTCATCGTCCTGGCCGCCGGTCTTGTGAGCGTCGGGGGGCAGCGTCAGGATCGTTGCATCCTGATCGAGCCACTCCCAGCGCGCCGTCATGATCTCGCGCACCCGGCACCCGGTCAGCAGCAGCAAGCGGATCAGCTGCGCGAACCGCCACCGCACGCCGGCCTCGGCGAACGCATCCAGTGCGGCCAGCAACCGCTCGAGCTCGGCACGGGATAGGTAGCGCTTGATCTTGCGCTCACCGTTGGCCTGGATGCCCTTGCACGGGTTGGTGCCCTTGGCGCGGATGCCCCACAGCTCGGCCAGGTTGATCGCCTTGCGCAGCACCGCCAGCGCGCGGTTCTGCTGGCCGCGCGGCAGCTCCTCGAGCATGTCGATCACTTGGATGGTCTGCAGCGTGGCGACCTTCTCGGCGCCGATCCGCGGCAGGATGTGGTTCTTCCACAGCACGGCATAGCCGGTCTTGGTGCTCGGCCTGACGCGGGTGGCGTAGTGCTTCTCTGTGACCATCTCGGAGAGCTCGCGGATGGTCTTGCCTTGCCGCAGCAGCTGCTTGTCGGTGCCGGGCGCCTCACCCTTGGCGACAGCGGCGAGGATCTTGATCGCCTCCTCGCGCGCCATGGTCAGGCTGACCACCTCGGCCCGGCCGATCTTATGGGTCTGCTGCTTACCGGAGGGCTCGCGGTAGCGCACGTAATAGGTGCGGACGCCGGTGGGCAGGACCATCAACCCGAGGCCTGAAATCTTCCGATCGGGCTGCCATTCGCGCTTCATCGTGGGCTCTCCATTCGCGCACTATTCGCGCAGATTTGCGCGAACGGGGGTGAATCTGCGCGAACGGGCGTGAACAGGTCAACCGGAAAAGGTGTGATTATTCAGAGCGTTCGGGAGATTCCGTGAACCGGCGTGAACCTTTCCGGCGCCCCTGAAAATCGCAGTGTCGGTGGTTCGATTCCGCCCCTGGGCACCAAATAACCCCGAAAAATCAGCCCCTTAGACAGACGGCCCCGACGGGCTGCAGGAGCTCGCCGAGGCCATTTGCGCACTATTCGCGCAGCCCTCAGATCTGCGTGGCCTGCAGTGCCGCCCTGCGCAGTCGGTGGATCTTGCCGGGCGCTTCGGCCGGGTCATCGAGCTGGATCATGCGGAAGTCATCGAGCCCGTGGGTCTCGGCGAAGTGCTGCGCGGCGATGTGGGTGGTGAACGGCCCGACGTGCCAGGGGCCGATCTCGATGGCGTAGGTCATTTCAGGGAAGGATTGCGTTCGGCAGCCGTGAGGCTGGGGTGGTCGTCGTCGTCATCCTCGGGCAGATCCTCGGGGATGTCGTCGTAGTCGGGGTCGAGTTGGGGCATGGGGAGAGCCTACGCCACAGGCGGGGGAGCATCGCCGATCGGGCCAGCGCGTTCACAATCGTTCACACGGGTTTCCGTCGCTACCGTGGGCCAAGCCGGGGCCACGCCCATGCGCGCGCACATCGCCGAGATCACCGCCAAGGTGATCATCCGCAGCGACACCGACCCCGACCAGCTCCCCGCCGACCTCTACAGCCAGATCGCCGAGTTCATCCACTCGGAGGATGACCTTCTCGACCTGGCCATCGAGCTGTTCACCCTGCCCGAAGACATCGGTGGATCGGCACCACATTGACGAGACCCGGCTGGTCACCCGCAGGTCAGCCCGCGATCAGATCCACTTGGCCTGGAACTACCGCTGTGCCTACTGCGGCGATCCGCTGGGCCGGAGCCCCACGCTGGACCACGTGGTGCCCAAGGTCCACGGCGGCCTGACGGTGCGGGAGAACCTGATCAGCTGCTGCCTCATGTGCAACAGCCAGAAGGGCCACAAGGGCTGGGTGGACTGGTATCGCGCGCAGCCGTTCTGGTCCGCAATGGGCGAGTGGGCCATCGCGCGCTGGGTGGCCGGAGACTGCTAGTCTTCCAGTCCAACGATTTCATCGCTGGGCATTCCGCAGTGTGGAGGCTGCGGTGAGGCGTGCAGGCGCGAGAGCCGGCGCCACCTCCACACCCCATTACGGCAGGATCTTCGACGCCAGCCAGAGCGCCAGGCCGCACGCCACGGCGTAGCCCACCAGCAGCTCGATCATCAGGGGCAGCGTCATCAGTCGGGCAGCGGATTGATCACGGCATGATCGCCGATCACGCTCAGCGCTGCACGGTTGTAGGCCTTGGCCGCCTCGAGCTCGGTGGCGAACATGCCGAGGTAGTAGCGCCGGCCCCGGTAGCCCAGTGCAGCGCGCCATGGCAGCTTTGGATTGGTGCTGCGTGAGACGCCCCGGTAGGGGCTGCTGGCGTTCGCGCGCCTCGGCCGGTTGGCCAGCGAGAGGTAGTAGGCCTCTCGGGTGGTGGTGCAGTTGAAATACCCCATAGGGTCAGCGAGCGAGAAGGTGGTCGAGGTAGATCTCGGCCTGCCAAAGGTCGGAGCTGTACCTGCAGCAGCCGTTAGCGCAGCTGCGGTAATAGAGCTCACCACCACCAGCGGGCTCGAGCGTTTCGATGTAGCCGGTGCCGCGGTCAGTGCGGCTCAGGACGATCGGCGGGTTCATAGATGTCACACCGCGCGGCAAACCTGCCACCAGTCTGGCGAGCCTCAGGGAACCCGAGCGTGCAGGCCTTGCGGGCCGGCTCCCACTGCAGGCAATCCCAACACATCCGCGGCGAGCTGGCCGGCCTGATGCGCAGCACCGCGGCCTGGTAGATGCGCTGAGCGCGAAGCAGCGCCTCCTGCAGCTGGATGGTGCCCGTATCAGCCTCCAGTTGGTGCTCGGCTCTGGGGCCGAGGTTCACCCGACAGTGCCACGTCCGGTCTGCACGATCGCAGAACAGCAGCAGCCGGCCGGCGTGGAGGCTGATCATTCGAACTCGCCGTAGGCCGGTGAGTGATAGAGCCGCTCGAGCAGGTGCGAAGCCGGCTCATCCTGCTGGCCGCTGGTCACGTAGCAGGCGACCTCATCGCGCTGATCCGCGGCGACAAACACCTCGGGCCAGTGCAGCTCCTTCACCACCACCAGACTGGTGCGGTGGCTGCGCACCAGGATCCACAGCGCCAGGCGCTCGATCAGGTTCAGGCTGGGCAGCTGCATCATGCCTCCAGTTTGCCGATCAGCCGGTCGATGTACCAGCGGCACTTCTTGGCATCCTCGAGCGAGTTGCCCTTGCACCAGAGCCGGAGCAGATACTTGAGCGCCTGGCCCTGCAGGTAGGCCGGCACCATGTGCGGCGCATCGGCGATGGCAGCCTCGATCACGTCGATCGCTTCCACCGGGCCGCGCTTGTAGTGGTCCGGGTTGATCTGGTCGGTCATTCGGTGAGCTCCCAGTAGTGGCTGGCCAGTTTCGTCACGATCTCACGCGCGGCGATCAGTTCATTGAAGAACTCCTGCGTCACGGCGTACTCAGTGCCGCGATGGCCGCAGTCGTAACACTTGCGGCGCTGACGGCGCACCTGGCCGTCATAGCTGCGCTCGGAGCTGTCGCACCTGAAGCGCCCACCACATTGCGGGCACTTCATCTCTGTGAACGGGCTGGGCATCACCGCCACCGGCCGAGCAGCTGCTGGCGGCAGACCTCGATGGCCTGCTGCGCCTGCTTCTGGGTCATCACCGACTCGGTGGCGTCGATCGCGCGCACCACGTTGTCCAGCAGCTCGGGGTAGTCGGTGTCGCGGAAGTTGGCCGCCATCTCCAGCGCGAACTCCTCCCACAGGCCGGTGTAGGTGCAGCGGAGCGGGTGGCCGTAGGGCAGGTCATCGCGGCCGCTGCGCTCGTAGAGGGCCTCGAGCATGTCGGCGCGCTGCTGGTCGAGTTGGACGCGGTTCATGGTTCTAGGTGTTGGCGGAGGTAGAGCAGCTCAGCGCAGAGCTGCTCGCGGTTGCGGATGCCGGCCACGGTGCGCAGCTGATCGATGCGGATGTCGATCATGTTCACCAGCCGGTGGCGCTCATCCTGCTGGCCCTGGCGGTAGGTGCCGCTGTCGGTGATCAGCTGGCTGATTCTCGCGCGCATGTCGGTCATCGGCTGGCCTCCAGCTGATCACGCAGCCATTCGGCCGCCGAGTAGACGCCGTTATGGGGGGACAACTGTCGTTCCTGAGCCTCGGCATCTATCCAGCGGGCCACCTCGCGGATCGCGGCGCGGGCTTCGTCGTCGCCGTGGGGGAACTCCACATCGTGGATCGCGTCCTGCACTCGCTCTACCAGCGAACTCCCGATTTGGCCTGGGTTAGGAGTTGGCTTGGAGTTGGCCTCCAGCGCTTCGACCCTTGCAAGGAGTTCAAGGATGCATTGATTTTCAGGGAAGCCAGGACCTGAAAGCCCGTAAACATCCGCCCAAGCGCGTGGCGACGCCTTGTAGTCAGTCACGCCACCACCTCCACAGCAGCACCCGGCCAGCGGGCCTCGGCGTAGCGGATGGCGGCGCGCTTCGTCTCGGCCTGCGTGATCCACGTCATGGGCCGGGCGCCCTTGGGATAGACGATCAGGCGGAACTCCTTTGTGCGGGCCTTGGGCCGCGGCCGGCTGATGCCTTCGCCGTGCTGGCTCTGGTTTGGTTCGTCCTGCCATTGCCACGGCAGCATTGCTCCTGTGGTCTTAGCCATGGGTAATCGGGTGGGTAACGGTTTCAGAGTCGAGCCATTCGAGCTCAGACCACCACTGCATCCACGTGTCGGCGGCGATCAGCTTGGCCTCGGTGAGGCTGTGGGCCAGCACGCACTCCAGCACGTTGGCGGACTTGATCTGGAAGTAGAAGCGGCGCTCAGTCATCGGGCAGCGCCTCCAGTGCGCGGCGGATGGTGTCGTTGTCCCAAGTCATCAGACAGGTGTCGTGCATCCGCTCCAGCGCCTCCAGCGCCTGCTCCTTCAGGCTCTGCGGCTTAGGGCGGCGTGCGGCGCGGAGATCAGACTCTTCAAGCCCCCAGTTATCCATCAGCGCGCAGCACGCCTCCAGCTCCTGGCCGGCGCCCCATTGGGCCGCGCAATGGGCGATGAACAACTCGTATGCCCAATTTTCGTCGTTGCTTTGAATAGGGCTAGCAGCTGACCACTGCTGCACCAGCTCCGCCGGTGGGGTGATGGGGTGGGTCATGGCTTCAGCGGCTGATGCTCAGCGGCGCAGTTGTGGTGTGCCTTGACGGTCTCCTGTTTGGCGGAGTCGTAGCCGGCGGCGTAGAGGCAGAACAGCAGCACCACGATGGCACTGCGGTTGATGATGGGGTTGGTGATCATGATGCAAGCGCCTTGCGGACGCGGTAGCGGGAGATGTCGAGACGGGAGGCGATCTGAAGCTGGCTGAGGCCGGTGCGGCGCAGGATGCGCACGCGGCGATCATCTGAAGCGGTCAGCCAGTCGATCACGGCGACCAGAAGCATCAGCGGAATCAGCAGCTTCCAGATCACCAGGAGAGTGGTGGTGAGCATGGTGGTGAAGTGGGTGGCCTCGTCGGCCGTGCGCTAATCATGGACCACCGCCGGCAGCGCATCATCCCGGCTGTGACAGTTCTTCACATTGCCGCGGCTTCGGCCCCACCTGCCCTACCTCCACGTGGCTCAGCGTCAGCGTCACCGGCACCCGCAGCACCGGCTTGCTCGCGTGCCCCGAGCACCACCCCACCGCATACCGGCTCACCTCCGCCTCGGCTGTGAACCATGCGTGGCCGCAGTCCAGGCACACCCGCCGCCGCACCGTCTGGTCGGCGGGCTTGCTGTTCGTCACCGCTGCCCGGTGGCGGGGGCAGCTGCACTTCGGGCA